AATTATAAATGATATTCTAAATTATAAATGATATTCTAAATTATAAATGATATTCTAAATTATTCATAATTTTTCCGCTTATCATATTATGACTAAACCATAAGCTAGATATCATAACATCATTTAACCCATATAATAATAAGTTTTTACCATCGATATAGTTTATTTTTCTAATATCTGAATAGAAAGTTTCAGGATTTCCTATATTTGGAATTGTATTGCATCGAGAAGGATAACAAATTTTAGTTATTTTATCGCCAACGTGTGCAAAATTACAAGACTTGCCTTTTTGAAACCTATTTTTATTATTATTGCATTCTTCTGTAGTTCCAAATTTACATTTAATGGTATTCTTTCTTTCAAAATCCTTTTTTGCGTCTATTATATCAGGAAATGGAATTCTGGCAATATTATTATTTAGTAATCTTATATATATTCCTTCCGGATTATCCCTATCTCCTCTATAATAATGAAATGCTTCAGGCAGATTTTGTAAATGAGATATTGTGGAAATTTTCACAGGATAATTTAGTTCCTTTATAGTTATAATTGGATTAATGGGTTCTTTTTTTGGTATAATTTCTCTTATAAAATCCTTTCCTTCATATGATAACATTCCTTTGCTAGTATGAAAAACATAATATGGCTTTGGTTCTATCAATAAATCTTTTATATCTGCATTAAAACATTTGCATTCTTCTATTAATTTTTTAAATTTAACAGTATGATTATTTAGTATTGTTAATATATCAACACTTTTTTTAAGAATATCATTACTATTTTTATAAGTTTCCATATCATAATCCATAGTCAATAAATTAATAAAACTATCATTTATCTGCAAATATACTTTTTCTATATTTTCTATATACTTATTAATATCATTCATTTTGCTTTATACAAATTGCTTATTACAATTTTGCTTTATACAAATTGCTTATTACAATTTCGCTTTATACAAATTGCTTATTACAATTTCGCTATTATATATTTTTGATTTCCTTTTTAGTATAAATATTTAAAAATTGAATAATAACTATATAATATAAAATGTCTGAAGAAATTATTATTTCCAATACTTCCGAAAATACTGTAAAAAATGTTTCCGAAATTGTTTCAGAAACTTCAAATAATAATGCAGAACTTACAAAAGAAGAAATATTACTAAATTTTATAGAAAAAAATAATAATGCTCCAGCTCAGAGGTCTGAGGAATGGTATAAATTAAAATGTTCTACTATTGGAGGAAGTGAAGTTTCAACTGTGATAGGATATAATCCATTTAAAAAGCTTCAAGACCTCGTAGGTGAAAAAGCAGGATTGCCAGAATATGAATTCAAGGGAAGCAATGCTACTAGATGGGGAACATTATTTGAAGCCGTAACTGTAAAATATACAGAAGATAAATATGGAATTAAGATATATGAAACAGGAAGTATTGAAGGAAAAATAGATAGACAAAGATACAGTCCGGATGGACTAGGTATTATTGATAATAAAATATACTTATTTGAATTCAAGGCTCCGTTTTCTACAGTCCCTATAGGAAAAATACCACATCATTATATTCCGCAAGTGCAAACGGGATTATTAACTATTGATATTGCAGATAGCAGTAGATTTATTAATAATATGTATAGAAAATGTTCTCTAGAAGATTTGAGATTTGATATATCATATGATACCAAATTTCATATTAGCAAAATTCCAAAATGCAGAACTCCAACTATGCCTATATGCTGTGGTATAATTGGTTTTAAAGTTGGAGAAAACAATTCTCGCATTGATTATGGAAAACTTAATATAGATGAATTATTAATATTAGTCGAAGGAAAACATATTGGGGTTGTTTATTTCGATATTGCATATAATGATTTAGAAATTTCTAAAGTAATTTTAGAAACAAAAAAACATAATCTAACAGGAATATTGCCATGGAAATTAATAATATCGGATGATATAGAAATCCATAGAGACGAGAACTGGATTAATATAATAAAAGAACCTATTGAAAATGCCATTAAATTATTGGATGAAATCCTAAAATCAGAAGATAAAAAAAAGAAACATGAACAATTATTCGATTGGACTTCTAACGCAGAATTTGGAAAAGTTGATTTTAATGATTATAAAGATTTGCTAGAGTAATTTCAAAAAAAATGTTTTATTTATAAAAACATATAAAAAAACATAAATAAAAACATATAAAAAAAACATATTATTTTTTTATTCATATGGTGTATATTTTCTTACTGTTTCTTCCCAAACATTATTTTTATTTAATGTAAAAATATGCATATAGTAAGTATCACTAAATCTACTTATTATAATTCTTGAAGGTTCATCTTTTCTAATATAAATAGTAGTATTTGGGAATTCTGCTTGTAATCCTTCTAAAAATTCACGTGCTTTATAAGAAGTAGTATCCATTTTAATTATTTATAAAATATCATATTTATTTGTTTATATTATATTATCTTATATGTTCATATTTCATTCTTTTCGCAGTTAAACTATCAATACAATAACATTCCATATTATTAAATTGATTAAAGAATAGATGATTCCAATAATAAAAAATACTAGCTCTGGTTGTATTATGAATAAAATTATCAAATATATCTTTTAGTTTAAAAAATTTCAATTCTTTTTTTTCACAAGAACATATATTAGTTTTATGATACAGATTAAATTTTTCTACAATATCATATGATACTTCTAATAATCCTATATGATATGTTTTTGTTTTTGTAGAAAATACATGGTCTAATTTTATATTAGATGGTAAAACTAAACCGCATGTTTCTTCTTTAACTTCTCTAATTGCGGTTTCTTCAAATGTTTCTCCTAATTCATTGCAACCCTTGAAATTAAACCAGAACCCGTTGTTATCTTCCGAACCTAATATAACTCCAATATTATTATACTTATCAAAAGAAAATAACAAAGCTCCGCAGGAATGAATCATCCTATTTTTTTATATTTTAAAAAATGAATATAAATTTATATATAAAATGATTAATACCGATTTTGAACGGTATAAGAATGTTATTATTTTCGCTAAAGAATGGCGAGGCTATAAATTGCAGTCAGAATTATTAGATGAAGACAAATTTAAAAAGAACATGCATTTACATCAATATATTTTGATGGATTGTATGGATACTAAAAAAAATAAAATGGTTAAAATTTACCTATTTGATAAGAATAGCAAATATATGATGAGTAGTCAAGAAATAAGAAAAATATTAAAAAAATTAAATGACCCTTGCAATGTAATATTTATTACTTATCAGGCATTATCTACATATCATAAAAAAGCTATTAACCAAGAAAAGCATTTAAACATATATATTTATAGACATGAGATTTTTGACTTAATTTTACCAAATGGTCCTTTATGTTATCCTCATAGAATTATGTCAAAAGAAGAAGTATTAAAATTAACTAATGATGATTTATGCTGCTATGTGATTAATTTACCTAAAATATTAGATGAAGACCCGCAATGTATCTGGATTGGCGCAGAAGTAGGTGACGTAATAGAAATTAAAATATATAGTGATATTCTAGGTGAAGCATATTATTATAGAGTAGTTATACCCAAAGTTATAAAATCAGTAGTATTCGAAGAGCATAATCACGAAAATGATAAAGAAGAATTGGATGATGAAATTGCCGAATACAAGGAAACAAACGTTAATGAAAGCGACATCGAATCCGAACCAGAACAAGTTTCTGATGAAGAGGTTTAATTATATGAATATATTAAAAATATAGAATATATCATACAATAAGATAACATTATAGTGAAATTTGAACTAAATCTTTTTTTATTATTTTTGTTAAACTATTTATATTTTTTGCATAATCAACATAGTATTTATTATATTCATTGCCTATTTTTTTTAAAGATTTTCTTAATTCTATTATTTCATTTACATACCAAATAACTAAATCTCTTCCTGTTATATTTGGAGGCAATTTTCTAATATATTTATCTTCAATCTTGGGATGTTCAATTTTCATTATATTATGTTTGATATCCTTATAAATCTTTTTATAATCAGGAAATCTCTTATCACTATCCATTTTTTTAATTAAATAAACAATTTCTTCTAATGGAAAATCTAATAATGCATTTAATCTTTTTTGCGGTTGTTTTACGCAGAAACCTAAATATTTAAAATCATATAATTTCTTAATTTTTTCTGGTTCATTTAGAGATTTGACATCTAGATAAACGGAATATTCACCATTAAAGAATTTAAGTATAATAGATGATGTTTCTATTTTATTCTGTATATTGATATCTTCCCATTCTTTTATCTTTTCTTCTAGTATATTTGTACTATCTTCTAAATCATTTTTTATTATATATAAATTTCTGGTATTAATATATAATTTTATTAACTCTTCAAAATGCATTTTGATAGAAGTGAATAAATCTAACATTGCTAAAGAAATTGGTTCATATAAATAAAATTGCTTTATCATAGATTTAACATGAGCTTCTGCCGGTAAATCATATAATTTTTTAACCATTACTAATAATATATCAATAATATTATTGTTTTCATGTAAATCTAACAGTTGGGTTATTTGGTCAAATAAAACATCATCTGTATTATCGCCGTTAATTTCTAAAAATTTTTCCCAATCTGTAGATATAAATGATATCATCGTATTGAATTTATCATCAAAATTTAATTCTACATCGTTTAAATCGTTTAAATGGTCTTCTATCTTTTCCATCTATATATTTATATATAAACAATTTATTAGTTTTTATATAGAATGCCTAAATTAAATGATATTACAAATGCTATATCAGCTGGATATGATATAGACAAAAACGAAATTATAAAAATAGCAGAAACACTAGATGTTGATGATAATAAAATACTTGTCTCAACTTTAGATAACGTTGATAAAAGCTTGGAAAATTATGAAAAAATTAAATGCTTAGCTGATAAATGCGAAATGATAGAACCATGCGGAAAAAGTATGATAAAATCGCCTAGAAAAATAAGTGAATTGGATGATTCAGAGAAAAAAATATATAAGGAAAGCGAAGCTAAATTTAAGAAAATTATCGAGAATAAATCTGAATGTGCATTTGATAAAGAGCAATCTTCCATTTGTTCTCCATCTGAATATATTGAAGTATTTAAAACACTTACTGGAAAATCAACTGGAGAAGAAGCTCTTAAGGAATTAAAAAAAATTACAGAATGTGAAACTGAAAAATGTGTTATTGATAAGAAACGAGCCGATTTCCAAAATGTTAATGTTATTATTAAAGAATATTTTAAACCTGAAGGTCCAGAAGATAGAACTAAAGGTTGGTTATCTAATTCTCATATAGATGATATTTTAGAACAATTTGCAAAAAAACATAAAGATTTTTATCATATTCCTTTTCAGATGGCAGATATTGATAGAATTACATATAAATCATTTGATAGTAGTGTAGATTTTTATAAAATAAATTTATTAGAAAAGTTTATGGAAACTGGAAAAAGTAAATTTGGTGTAGTTTTTAATACAGACCCAAGTAATAAAAACGGGCAACATTGGTATTGCTTATATGGATATATGGATGGAAAAAAAGTAGTTTTGGAATACTTTAATTCTGCTGGGGATGGTCAGAATGATGATATACAATTACCTATTATTGCTTGGTTATGCAAACAAAAACAATATTTTATAAAAAATAAATATACATGTAGTGTTAGTTTCGAAAATAATATTAGAATACAAGATAATTCCCATGCATGCGGTGTTTATTGTATAATGTATATTTATTCTAGATTAGAAGGAGTCCATAATTTATGGCTAGCCAATAAAGAAAACTTTAATGATGAAGTTATGGGAGAAGCTAGAAAAATCATTTTTTCGTATAAGTAAATTTTATAGTTAAAAATATAATTTTTATAAAATATAAGATGGAGGTTAAAGCATTGTCTTATGAAGATATTGAAAATATAAAGTCATCATTTTCTGATAAAGACTACGATGAGTTAAATAAACTTTTTGATAAATTTAGGCATCATATTAATAATATCATTATTATGACATTAAAACAAACTGCAGAAGATGATGTAGATGAAATTGTAGAAATTGAAAGATTAAAAAGATTAATTAACTTGGCACCTAGTGATGCTATTTTCTTAAGATGTAAAGATAAGTTATGGTCTGCAAGGAGTTTCTTATTAAATAAAGATTTTACATTCTTTATTGAAAAAGATTATAGCCATTTAATTAAAAAAGACCAAAATCAAGTAATGATTGAAACATTATTAAATTTAGTAAAACATAAAGTGGTGTTATTAAATGAATCTGAACAAGCTATTTATTGGAAGCAATTACATTCTTTATTACATGTTGTCGCTTCTTATAAAAAATTAGTAGGAGAACCATAAATAGTTATATGTTCCTATTTATAAATATATTTATTTTTTTATAAAAACTCTATTCTAAAAATATATTTAAAAAATCTATATAAAAAATAAATATATGTATTAAAAAATAGACATTATTATATTATAGTAAAAAATGTCAAGAGTAAAGATTAAGGAATTTAAAAAAATTACGGGAGATAAGGACATCAATTCTATGTTTGAAGAGATGTTTGGAATTCAGGATGCGGATCCGGAAATCATTATTCCTAAATTAGTTAATGTTAGAAATACAATCAGGCATTTATGTAAAGTATTTGAGCAATTTTCAACATTTAACCCAATCAGGAATGATTTTCCAGATGTTGTTGCATCACTTGACGAAATAAAGAACTATAGTGCAGAAATTAGAGAGAAATTATTAATTGAAGGAAATTTAGAGGAAGTTGAAGAAACATATGAGAAACTTTCTAAAAAAGAAGTTAATGAATTATATAAAAAATTAAAGGAGAGTTCATATGTTAAAGGATTAATTATTATGTGTAACAAATTAGATAAGTATAAATTAAATTTCAATGACCCAACTGCAATTAAAGAAAACTTTGTAAATCAAGAACCGGGGCTAACATTTAACATTTTTGATTTTACTAGTTTAGACTTAAAATTACTTTGGAATTCCGATAAGATAACATTCACTATTAAAAAATATATTTTAACCGTATTAGCTTCATTACATAAACATAGTTTTGTTTTATATAATATCGTTACATCGCCTGATGTTGATATCGAGAAATTCACTAGTGTTTTAATTACTAGTTTAGCAGAAATTAAAAAACATCCTAGATTAAGCAGATGCCATAAAGCTTTTACAAGAATTGAACAGAGTATCGAATTATTAAAAGATAGATTTTCTGATTATTATAAAGAAACCATTGCTTCCCAGAATCCAAGTAGTTTATTAACTAGTTTTATTGTTGATGTAAGCCAACAAGGAGGAACAGATTTAAGACTTGCTAGAGAATTTAAGGAAATTGTTAATTTCATTTCTGAAGCTAGTGAAAAAGCAGGTAAGAATAAAGACCCAAATATTAAAAAGGTTTTCGAATATCTAAATACTAATATTTCTTTGATGGATAATAGATTAAAGGAACAAGAAGGAAATAAATAAATTGCTTCATTATTTTTTTTGTATAGTAAAAAAACTATTATATATATAGAAATGATATTGTATATTTTGTTACTTATTCTAATATTATGTTGTAATATTAAAGATTTGATATTTATGATAATGATTGTTCTTGTGCTTAAAATAATTTTAAAGGAAAATCATAAAAAAAAATCTATGATAAATTTAATGGAAAAATCAACTCCTATGTATTATGATATGCCGCAAATGGAAGATATGGAAACATTTTTAAATAATGAAAAATTACAAAATAATAAAGAATCAAAAAATGAGGGAAGTCAAGGTTCTAATGATTCAGGAAATAGTTTAGATGTAAATTTAGATAATAAAAGTGTAGAATTGAGAAATAATAAAAATTTGGATAAAAAAGATAATTTGGAACAGAATAATGATAGATTATTAGCCGAATCATTAGATATTTTATTAGAAAAGTTAGAAACATCAAACTTTGCGAGACCTAATATTAATGATGCAGACGATGTTATGTGTGATAGAATGGCTTATTCTTCTATACAATCTAAGCATGCTCTTAATAATAGAGCTAAATATAATAAATATTCTATCATGCCATATTTTGATAGCGAATTAAGAGCAAATGAAGAAAGGGATTGGTGGGATAGAGAAACTGATTATTTGGATGCTTTTATGTAAATGTCATCTATACAAAGATGCTAATTGAGTTTTCACTAATACATTCTTATGTTTTTTTATAAAATCATTGAATAAATCATCGAATATTTCGGCAGACTTTGAATCTATTATGGACATTTTTTTTAAATAATTAGAAGATGAAATATATGGTTTCCTCATTGCATATCCTGCATCACTCCATGAACCCATAGAATAAACATTAAAAACCATAACCCAATCCCATGAATCTAAGCTAAATTCATACATCCATTTATAAATATCATTTGGAGTAATACCAGATAAATTCATATAATTAGACATTATCATTAATCTTCTTATATGATGTAGATATCCATATTCAAAGGCATCTTTTATGGTTTCATTAACTAATGGACATGGTGTAGTTGCGTTATAATAATGGTCTGTTATTCTTTTTTTATTCCCAAATATATTTTTTTTATATTTAGATGGCTCTACAACTCTATAATATAATCTGGAATATTCGCGCCAGAATATTTGCCTTATGAATGCTTCATAGTTGTTATCTTTTTTAATATTATTTTTACTTATGAAACTTTCTAATATATCAAGTATTTCTTTTGGTGTTATTAATCCAAAGTTTATATATATAGACATTTTACTATGAAATAATATTTGTTCTCCTGAAACTATGGAATCTTGATATTTAGCAAAATTAGAAAATCTTTCTTTTAAAAACTTTTTATATAGTTTTAAAACATCGTTATGTGTAAATGGCAAGTATTTTATTTTTTCTAATATATTTTTCGGTCCGTAATTATTGGATAATTTCATACCTTCTGTAACATATTTTTTATTAAAATTAAATGTTAAATTTGCTTCTGGTATTTTTATATTATCAAACTTATTTCTATTTTGAATATCTGTGCTTTTTAACACATCCATTGACATTTTTTTCTTAATATAATTCATAAAATATGCTTGTTGTAAATGTTTATCTCTAAAATTTTCTAGTTCGTTGTCTTTAGCTAAAAAACTCGGTGAATCTAATTTTATACTTTCATATTTTTCACAGAATTTTAAAAATAAAGATTCAACTAGATTATCTACAATGTCAAAATAAACTATATTATCATCTAAGTTTTCTATTAATTCTTTTTTAGGAAACTTTTTCATATCGGAAATAATAATGGTTTTAATAAAATTATCTAGATAATCTCTATAATGTCTAAATAAAGCATATTGATATGTTACACGTAAATTATTTAATTTAAGGTTTATTTCTCTTTTCTCATAGAATTCTGCTATTTCTAGTAATATAATTTTTTTAATATTATATTTTTTAATTATAGGTTCTAATATTTTATAGTTAAATAATTGATTATTAAACAATACCAGCATTATATATATAAATATTACTATTTTTTTATTTCCATTTATGAAACCCAAACCATTTTTTTTGTTTTTATAAACTATTTTTTGTTTCATCTATAAAACCCAAACCATTTTTTTTGTTTTTAGCTATAAAACCCAACCCATTTTTTTTGTTTTTTTTTTCATTTATGAAAAAAAAACCGAAAAAAATTAATATAAAAATTGAAAAGATTTAATATAATAAAATGTATTACTTAAAAGCAGAAAATCTTGATTTGAAACAGTTGGCTAAAGATTTAGTAGAACATATTTTAAATATTAATATCGATAAAAATGAAGTATATCCCATGGTAAAAATGAGTGATATTGTATTTTTAGATATAATATCG